ACTATGTCATTGCCATTCACATCCAAGTCGCCACCAAGTTGTGGTGTGGCGTCCAATGATATAGCGAATGGTGTGGTTGATGATTGGTTTGAAGCATTACCAATGAATATGTTGCCATCGTCTAGTGCTGGTGTGGCATTTGTTCTGCCTGCACCACCCACTTTGATGGTCATGTTGGTAGTTGGTGTGGTTCGTTCAATTTTACCAATGTTCTGTATTCTGTTTGATTCACCTGTGGGTGCCACATTGGTCAATCTACCTGCTTCAGTGGCAGATATGTATAAAGTGTTGCCTAGACCAAATGTAATGCCAGTTTCACCAAAATTTGCGACATTTAATCCTCGCTGTGATCCAAATGTTGCGAACTGTCCTGTGTCGTTTGGACTAATCTGTGCAATGGCTATACCAAATCCTGGCATGGTTGAATCTGAATTGGCTTGAGCCAGTTGCACTTCTGGAGTGTTGCCTGATATGCCTGATATGTAGACCACTTGTCCAGGTTCAATAGTGCCTCCTGACAAATTCTTACCTGCAAATCTTATTGCTCCATCTAGATTACCAATAAATTCATCTGTGGCTGTGACTGTGTTGAATGTCACATCTGCTGTGGTGCCAACATCTTGACCAATTGCAATTTCACCTGTGGTGTATGTTACACCAGTACCACCTGACAGGTGTGCATCAACTAGGCTGTCTGCATAGTAAAGATTTGTTGAACCTTCTGCTAGATCATCTGTGTCATTGTTTGATAAGTCATCTGCTTGTAGCAAACTACCTGTATCTGTAAAATTGCTTATGTCAATGTTTGCAGTATCTAATTGTGTTACACCAACTTGATTAGAATTAATCACTGTAACGCCATCACCATCTAGTGTGATAGCACCTGATAAATTTCTGTTTACAAATTGTGTAGGTGCACTGGCATCATAAACCAATATGTCACCTTCTGAAAATGAAGTTACAGTCACATCATCAAGATCACCTAATACATCTGTTGACTGGTATCCTGCACCTGATGACACATTACCTGGAACAAATTTTGTGCCGTTCCATAATAAAATTTGATTTGAAGTTGGAGCAGAAGTTGTTATGTCAACATCTGATAAATCTCCTACAGAACTTGTAGATAAATCTACTGTTAAACCAGATCCATCTATGGTAACTGTATCTGTGTCAGCATTTGCTGAAGTTGTAATACCATTAGCACCTGTTAATGTAAGTGTATCTACAGCACCATCACTTACCACAGTTCCTGAATCTGTTACAATATTTTTGAAAACTAATTGATCACCAGTTGTTACTGAAATATTTGTTACTGCATTACCTGTTGTTACTGTTACATTACTTGTCATTATGCTTTGGTTACCTCTCCAGACACTGTCACATTGCCTTCTAATAATCTCACTCTTGAATTGTCTGAACTATCAACATAACTTATATCATATAGATGTGTGCCTGCAGGTATGCTGGCTGTTTCAGTGGATGTTAAACTCACAGTGAAAGCACCATTGGCTTCATCTGTTTTTGTAATTGTGAATGATGCTAGTGCATGATCACTTAATTTGTCTGTTTTAATATCACCTGAAAATGTGAATGTTGATATGTCTGTCACAGAATCAACTGACACTGTCATATTGTTAGTGAAAGTTGTTCCTTGTTCTATTGTTAAATTTAAAGTTCCTGCTGGCATATTTTAAGTCCTAATTCTAATAGTATTTAGTTTTATGGCTCTATAATCCTGTGAAGGTAATTTTTATCAGTGTCACCTCCATAATTTTTATAACCAAGATGCTGTGTTGTGTTGTCGTCTGTGCATCTAATTAAAAATTCATGACTCCATTCATTGGCATTTGGTGTTAATTCGTAACTAACTGGGCTTTTGATTGGAAACATTCTGTATTCACCTGGAATACGGTTTGTGAGATTAGTCATACTGGCTTCATTGTCAAAATGGAATCCATAATATCTGTGTGTGCTGTTTGGACCAAAGTAATCAGTTTGATCTTCTATATATGCTTTGGTTCTATCTGCATCAACAAGATCAAAATCTTCTTCACCATCTAAAAATTCACTGTGCACCAAACGAATATCACTGCCTATTGGTATGCTTGGTGTTGTGCTGGTAATGTTTAATTCTGTTGTGCCTGATCCTGTCCATCCAGTGATCACAGTTGAATTTGAATTGAATATCAATTTGTCATCAGAATTAATTGTGTACAATGTTGTGTATAAAACTTTACCTGAACTTGTAGTAAATTTTTCTTGCACAGCACCAAATGGTCTCCAATTATCATCTGTTGGGTCTTTGTCAAAATATCTTATTTTGATTGTGCCAAAATCTCTTGTGTCAATTTCTTCACCATTCTTTATAATGTTCTTACCATTGTATCTAATATCATATGTGGTAGCACCCACAGTTATGTTTGTATCTTGACTTGATATTTCCACACTTGGTATTGCATAGATGTTGGCAAAGCAGGCTCTTGATGTGCCTGAATAACTTGCTGTCACAGTGACTTTTGCTCTTAATAATTTTTTTGTTAATAAACTGTCAATGTAATTAAAATCAGGTATAGTGGCTCTGAGATAATGATAATCTCTTGTGACATATTGACCACCACCATATCTAAAATCAACACTGCCAAGATATTCAGTGTTCACTGTAACATCTAAACCACTGCTTGATGGATCATTACAACCATCTGTGTCTGTGGTCACAGAAGTTGATATTGCAATAGCATCATTGGCTATTGATAAATTTGAACTTCTGTCAACTGTGATCAATGAAACAACAACATTGGCTTGATCACCTTGTGTCATAATATGATTAACATCTAAACCTGGAGGATTGCCTGTGTTGTTGGCACCAGCAACATTGTGACCACCACCTGTTTTTTGATCTACTTGAACACTTTGATCTGGCGGAGCGGCACCTCCAAAAGCATTTGAATTTGATCCACTACCTAAACCAAAAAATGTAGCACCTGATGTGGCTGTGCTGTCATTGAATCCAAAACTCAAAAAGTTTGATGCCACATTGGCTTTCCAATCACCCCAAACTTTTATATTACCCATGTTCAATGTTTGTGTAAGACCGCCTGCAATACTACCAGACGGAGTCAGTGTGATAGCAAATGGTATTGTACCTAAAGGAGGTGCACCATCGCTGTGATTGATAGCACCTGTGTCACCTGAAGTTGCTGTGGTCACATTTGAATCAAAATCATCATCAACACCATTACCAGCAACATCTAGTGCATACACACTGCTACCTTCTGGTGTTAAATCAAATCCTGAAACACTGAGTCCTACATCTACTGTTGAATCAATTTCATTATTAAAATCAAATTTCACATTTGATAATCCATATAATCTTTGTGCATCACCTTGTTCTGTTGCATCTGTGGTTTGAATAGGTGCAGTTGCATGAGCAGTTGCGAAAAATCCATCTTCATCATCAAAGAAACCCACGCTGGTTGCACCATTTAAAAATACACCACCGCCGCCATCTGAATAATCAAAATTTGTGGCATCATTTGTGATAAAGTTTGTTGATGGTGGTGTAGGTAATTTTAAAAAACCATGTTTTGTTCTTACTTCCACATTGTGTTCATTGTATGAATCATCTTTGATTGGTATAGAAGTAATCACAAGTTGTTCTGTGCCTTGTGATGCTTTGGCACTGGCAATATCACCACCTGAACCATACTTCAATAGATAATCATGTGAAGTGTTAAATGCTGGACCTTGTGTGATCATTGTGTTTGTGTTACCTGTCAATTCAATAACATTGTCTGCTGTGTTTGTAACTGTGATCCAATTTGAATCAAGTAAAGTGTCAGTGGTTATGTTTTTCACTGTGATGTTGCTTGTATCAAAAGTCCAATTGCCTGATGCTGGTGCATTCAAACCAATATTGGCTTTCCATTCATCTGTGGTTTGACCATAAAAGAATGAAGTAGAATTTGCTGTTAGTCCATCACCTGCTGATGCTGTCATTATGTTTTGACTTGTGACTGTGTTTGCATTACCAGTAAAAGATATATTTGCATACATAATTTCTGGTGTGTCTACACCTTGTACCGTAGCAGTCACATAAGTGTCAAATGTTGTCAAATTACCTGAATCTGGTCCCACACTTAGGTTGGCCCAAATGTTCACATCAACATTGCCATTGAAATTTTCATCAACTGTGCAGATTGCTGTTTGTGTGATTTTTTCTAAATCAATAAAACCATTTGCACTGTCATCACTGCTAATATTGATTGTGAAAACACCAGTTCCACTGTTAAATGAACTTGAAGTATAACCTATGTTGCTGGGTGGATCAATTGTGACTGTGCTAATATCTGCCGCTGGTGTGAGATTGTATTTGATAGTACCACTAACATAATCTTCATGTTGAATATAATTTTTTAATCTTAAAACAAATTTACCACCTGACATTACACATCCTCCTGATAAAATTCTGGCAAGCCTTCTTCAAATACTACACCTGTCAAAAATCCTTTATCAATTTCTTGCCATTTTTGATAATTGTATCTTTGTGCAACAACCTTGTATTGTAATGGACCTGTTTCTGCAATAGATTGTATTCTATAAATTTTTGCAAATTGATATGCTTCAGTGGGTGTTGTAGATTGTTCTACAATGTTGATCACTTGTCCATTGTAATCAATCAATTGTGCATTGTCTTGATTTATATCTTGTAAACCAGCCGTGCTAGACAACACCAATCTATTTGTGTTGTTTTGTAACACTGTGGCTGTGCTGTGAAATATCATATCATTTGCCATTGCTTGTTCGTAAGGTCTAAATGTATTGTATGTTGTGCTGACACCATTGTCAATGTACACATCATAAGTTTTTGTTGTGTCTAAATCAATGTTTGCATCAATGATCACTTCATTGTTTGATATTCTAACAATTCTACCTGAATGTTTTTGACCATCATCTGGTGTTGATTGAACCATAATCAAATCACCTGGTTTTGAATACACATGGTCTGCACCACATTCATATTCAACATATTCTTTTTCTGTTCTAGCATTTTGTAATAAAAATTTGGCATGTCTTAATGCTTGATTTTTATTTGTGATACCTTGCATCACAACCTGTTTAGATACCACAGGCATACCTGTATTCAATTGGTCTCTCAATTCAGAAAATGCAATATCTTGTCTAAACATTTTTCTTTCATTGTTGTATTTGACATAACAAGTGTTAAAATCTGGTTGATGGTTTCTACCTACAAATTTCATATTAGATGTGTTTGATTGATTTACAATTTTCACAACATCTGCTGGTCTATCTTGATATATTTTTAAGTAACCATTATGAAAATAATATTGACCGTGCATATTGTTCAGTATCAATTTCAATGTATCAAATTTATTAGCATCTGGAAATATTACAGAATTAAATGTGTATCTTTTTTGTGTTGAAGTTGCACCAGTTGAATCTGTAATAGTAAGATCTTCATTACCTCTAATTTGTGCTTTTCTTATAGCATATCTTAAAAAGTTTGTTTGTTCATGTGTTGTTGAAGTTGTGTAATTGAGGTTTCTAAAATATTCTCCAAGTCCATATCTTTTATTTGTTGCAAAATCATATGCCACATCTGCTGTGTTGTTAGAAAATGTTGGTGTAGTATTAACAGTTCCTACTCCTGCTTGAGTTATTATTTTTTTACCTTCATATATGAATGCAAATTTTGTAGTGTCATCTGTGTCATCTTGAATTATTGGTCTAGGATAACTTAATTGCACAAAAGATATATTAGGTGGTGTCAAAACCTCAACCATTTGCGTTTCATCATCTCTATGATCTGATGTGACCCATTCAGTGTCTTCACCTAAATTGTAAAAAAATGTTGTTCCTTGTGGTTCTGGTAATCCTGTTGTAATTTCTCTTAATCTTGATATTTCACTAAATTGTGTATCTTGTGTTTCAGTTCTTATGCAGGCTTGTAAAATAAATTCAGTTGTTGTGTTTGATGTGGGTCTAATTTTAAATCTTTTTGCCGCTTCTCTTACATATCTACCAGGTCCCCAAAATGATATAAACAAAACATTCTCATCATCACTATCATAGATATGACCATCATTTCCTAATGCTCCATTAAGAAAATCTAAATTAAATGATCGTTCATAGTCACTGTAATTTGGATCAGTAGGATCATTGACCAATTTACCACCTGTCCAAATTTCTTTATATGCTTCTGATAATGTTGATGCTGTAACAAAATTAAAAGTAAAATAATCTGTTTCAATGATAGCACCCAATCTTGAATCTGTGGTTGGTACATTGTTTTTGGTTTGTGATTTACTGACTAATAAATCCCAATCAACACCTTGTGCAATTGAACTGAATGCTTCTGTCATTCCTGTGTTATCAATATTGGTTTGAAAACTAGTTGATGTTATTGTAGAAGTATTACCTGCTATTGCAAGACCAAACCATACTAATTCATAATCATCAAAACCACCCATGGTGATAGTATCAAGAGTTGCTTGAGAACTGATAGATGCAGTATGAAAAATAACATCTTTGTTCATTGCAACAAACAATGAATTTGAGCCTGCTGTTTCTGGTGCTTTTACAAATGTTACCATTATGGATTCCTTATCAATATTCTACCACCTGTGTTTGAAGCGGCTTGTGTTCTGTAATACATGATTCTTGGTGTGTTTGTTAGTGGTGTAAATGTATATGTGCCGTTTTCTGTTATGGCAGTACCAGCCGCAACATTATCACTTGTGACTCCTGTGGTATATTCATTGTCAAAATCACTTGTGACATAAAAACCATTACCTGCACCCAAACTGCTACAATTGAATGTGTATTTGACTCCTGCATACATGATAATATCTGGTCTAAACAATGAATCTAATTTTAATACACTTGTATAATATATAGAATCATCTGCACCTACAGTGTTACCTGCGTTGGCACCATTTTTCCACCAACGGAATGGTGTGTCAGTGGCTCTGCCATCTGTGGCATAAGTGACTGTGTAAGAAATAGCATGAGGTATTAACCATTTAGATATATCTGAATTTACACCATGTGGATCTAGATCAGTTGTTGTAAACAAACCAGCCTCATTGATTATGTCATTGATGTGCTTGCCTTCAAATTTACCTATCTCTGAATTGTATTGTAACATAAAACCATCTGTTATTTCTGTTGACACATCTGCTAGACCTTGCAAGAATTTTGATGCTGTAATATTTTTTGCAAGAGGAGTATCTGCACCAACTAATTGTGTTCTAAACAAACTACTAGAAATATCTTTTGTTTTTTCAGAAAATTTATCTGTGACTATGGAATCAACTGTTCCTACCAATGTGTAACCTGCATCACCAAATTGAGCCCCACCTGCTGAAAAAGTATCACCAACTTTCCAATTGTAACCAGGGTCATTAACACCAGTCACTGTGGAAGTTCCTCCACCTATGATGTTCACTATAACATTGGCTGTGGCACCAGTTCCTCCAGTAATTACAACATCGTAATCACCTGAACCCCAAACTGCTGGAGCAGGTACTGGTGATGTAACTGTGCCTGTTGCAAAACCACAAATGGCCCAATTGTTTTGATTTGTTTCAGTTTTTTGTTTTATATCAATACCGTTTAATTCTATTCTGCCAGTGTCTGGATCAGTCAAAGGTCTGTTGTTGATAATTGTGTGATAATGAACATTGGCTTTGATACCATTACAATCGCCTTCGCCCATCATAATTTTATAATGTTTGTATGCAAGAGAACCTGCTGATTTATATGCTCCACCGCCTGCTTTATAGTTGGAATCTGTGACACCTTCATCAACCACTATACCACTTGTTAAAACTGTGCCATACACAATTGGTATTTTAGATACTGTAATATCTTTTGTTTTACCTTGATAAAATTGTTGTTCAGTAAAATCACCAGCAATAACATTTTCTTCTTTATTTGAAACAGTATTGATACTTGTTTGTGCTTGAGATTTGATAGTGTTAAATTGATCTGTTGATGATATTGTGCTACTCATTGTGTTCTGTACCTGGTGTTCCTATTTTGAAGTTTCCTGTAAATGGTAATGGAGAATCAGTTGATCCACTGGCCCATCTTAATCTACAAGCCCTGATTGTTTTATTACAATAATCTTTTGCAGGATCTGTTGTGACATTGTTATTAATATCATAATATGTGTTTGGATTATAATTTGAATCACCATTCAATTGTTGACCATATGGACAACCACCATCTGGAATAGAAGTATATTCAAATGTTCCATTGAGATAATTTCTATATCTCAAACTGCAAAGGCCTGTTGGCAAGTTTCTGTTTGTTTCTGATGTTTCCACAAATCCCAATGCAGATGTTAAACTTAATCTTATATATTTTTCATTGTAATCATCAATGCTTGATACAAAGTATCTTGATTTTACTCCACTTAATAAAACATCATCTGATGATATTGAACCGTCAATAGTCATACCCCAATCTGAATCATTTTTGTATTCATGCAAAGTGATCATTCTTTCAACTGTGGCACCTCTAAATGGAAAAGGTGGCAAGTTACCTAAATTGGTCCATGATGTAATCAATGCGGCCACATTGGTTAATCCTTCAAATGTTGTTCTGTCTATGGTCAATATAGGATTGGTTGGTGCTTTATCAAGTTCACTTTTGACATTTTCAATTACAACTGCACAATGTTCAAATGTTGTGCCATTCATCACAATGTCTGATCCATCTGATTGTCTATGATTAGATATTTTTACATCTGTTGCCACTGCACCAAAAAACCTTGGTGCTATTGTGCTAAAATCAAATTTATACAATTCAATAGGAGTGTATTGATTTATGTTTTTTGAATCATTGATAAAATTAGGCACTATTTGTCCTCCACTAGCACCGCTGTGAATGTGTGAAGTAAAGGACCTGATCTTTGTTCATTGAATGATCTAATATAATAATTTCTTGTGGTATTGTCTGTGGGTGCCGTTGGTGCTTGTATTGTTTGTCCTTTTGAATAAAACTCATACCATTCTCTCAATAGGTCAGCATCTGTGGTGTCTAAGTTTTCATGAATTATTGTGTAAATTCTTCTAATGTTTTCTGGACCATCTGGTATTCTCTGTGAAAACCCATCTGAAAATTCCACAATGGTCATTCTAGTTTCTGTTTCTACAGTTGATGCTGGTGACGGACCATATGATATAACATTTGAATTAGTATCCGTTGGTGACGGATGTATGTTTGATGCTGTGTTAGCCGCCATTATGCAAATCTCCTTTGACTCATTATAGCAATACTTTCTTCAAGTATTCTACCAGCCATGTTGTTTAAATCTTGTTGTGTCACTGTGCCTGTTCTTGTGTTACTACTTACTCCGCCTGTGATATTGAAATTAAACACAGGAGAAACTGAACCTGTTTTGTTCATTGGTATAACTCTTGCTGGACCAGTTATCAACTCTGCGCCTTTTTCCCCTGCAATTCCTACTTTGCCTCTTGGTAGATAACCACCGTCTGCAAAGAAACCTCCAAAGAAACTGCTTGCCAATGATCCTAAAATACTGCCGCCCATGCCGCCACCGCCGCCACCAAGCATACCCATTAACACATTGGTGATACCTTTTGTGGCCACTGTTTTGGCAATGTCTAACAATGCTGATTTGATTGATTTAGATCCTGACAAGATACCAGAAACATTTCCTGATATAGCACTTTCCAATGAACCAAATTCTGATTTAACTATTCCAGTTGTGTGTCTAACAGGATCAACAAGTATTCTGTTCATGTTGTCTTGATGAAAACCATTGCCAATTATGGCTGTGGTTGTTGTGGTCATTGATTGTGTGGTCTGTATCACACCTGTTTCCATTCTACTAAATTCTGCTAACACACCATTGACCATGTCTGGTACAATTGATCCACCAACCACTTCATGTTCTGTGTCACTGAAGTAACCAACCACTGTGTCTTTGATACTGCTCATTTTTTCAGAAATGCCAGTTTTCATTTCTTCAAATTTGCCAACCACTTTGTCTTTAAATTCTACAATGCTTGTGCCCACATCTTTGATTGTTTGTATAAAACCTGTGAATGTTTCTATTGCTGATTTGACTATGTCTACTACTGTTCTAATTACATCAAACAATATACCAAATGCATCAATTACTAGATTTAGACCTTGTCCAATCAATCTACCAAATGCGGCAATTAGATCTTCATTCTCTCCAATAAATTCTGTCAAGCCACCTGTGGCTTCTGCCAGTCCATCTAGGAAACCACCCTCACCTTTACCACCAAAGGCAACAGCCGCTTTTTTCATTGCATCACCAAAGTTTGAAAATCTTGTTGATAGTGATGTTAAGGCTACTTCTGTGGCACCACCAAATCTCTCATCAAAGCCTTCAAACAGTGCATCTCTGATCTGTTTGGCACCTTCTGCCGTCTTACCTAGATTACTAACTTCTCCTCTGACAATACCTAATTTTTCATTTAGTACATCAAATACAGGTAAACCTCTGTCTTGTAATCTCTGTAATTCTTCAAGACCCAAACCACCTTGCATGGTTCTGGTAAACAAATCAATTGATGATTGAAATGCACCAACCTTGTCTGTGGACACGGAAGCCGCATCTGAGAAACTCAATAATAATTCTTCTGTGGGTTCAATACCAGCACCTTTCAACTGTGTGAACGCTGATGTGATTAGGTCAATGTCTAATGGCAGTTTGCCTGCTATGTCTTTGACTCTATCAAATGCCGCGGCACCTTCATCTACTCCACCAAATACAGCATTCAAAGCCAATTGTAAATCTTCAAATTCTGCTGATGTTTGTGCTACTTCTTTTATCAATAGACCCAAACCAAGTCCAGCAATAGCACCTTTGACTCTGCCAAATGCGGCCGCTCCTGCTACACCTGTGGTACCAAAATTCTTATTAACACCGCCTAATTGTGTTTTTAAGTTCTTGACTGAATTGACAGCACCTGAACTATCTACGGTTATTTTTAGATTTACTACTTCTGTGGCCATTCGTTAAACTTTTACTCCTTTTTTCCTCCTGTTTGTGAACAGTAAGGACATAGTGTTGGTCTAACTCTTGTAAGGTATTGATAAACTCTTGTTGGTCTTTGATGCCTGTCCATTTACAAAATTCAACCATT